CAGGTTGCAGCACCCCATTCTTTTTGTAGCGACAGAGCTGTACTATCAGCCGTATTTATAATACAAATGACCTTTTGTAATTGAGCTTTATATCAAGTATATTTATACTTATGAGTATTAAGAAATCACAATAAAAACTTGGCTACAAGAAAAGAATTAGCAGAACATCTTGATCTATCACCACAATCAATAAGTGATTTGATAGGTAAAGGAATCTTTACTATTGGTTCAGGAAGATCACCTGTTAATATAGACGTATGCAGGGTACAGTATATTAATCATTTAAGAAAAACTGCTAGATATACTAGAAAAGATGGCACTGGTGATATAGCTGAAGAGAAAACAAAACTTACTGCTGCTCAGGCTAGGAAGGCTGAGTTAGAGGTAGAGATTATGGAGGGTAAGCTAGTACCCATACAAGAGGTGGAAGAATTTTTGATTGAAAGATTTTCTAACGCTAGGGCTAAATGGCTTGGCGTTCCTTCAAAGATTGCACATAAAGTAATAACTGTTGATACTTTTGCTGAGGCAGAGCAAGAAATAAAAGAAGGAATATACGAGGGCTTAAACGAGCTGGCTAATGATGGAATACCTGAAAAATATAGAACGAGTGATAGAGAATACCAATCAGGTATGGACTCCACCACCAAGTCTGAAGATTAGCGACTGGGCTGATCTTTACAGACGTTTATCTCCTGAGTCATCAGCAGAAGCAGGTGTTTGGCGTACAGATCGTGCACCATATCAAAGAGAAATCATGGATTCTTTCAACGATCCTGATATTCAAAGAATTATATTCATGAAATCAGCTCAGGTAGGTGCAACAGAGATATTGCTTAATGTTATTGGTTATTACATAGACCAAGACCCAGCACCTATGCTAATAATGCAACCAACATTACAAATGGGTCAGGCTTTTAGTAAAGACAGGCTTGCTACAATGATTCGTGATTCTGAGAAGATAAGAAATTGTGTCAAAGACCCAAGAAGTAGAGATAGTGGTAATACAGTATTATCTAAGAAGTTTGCTGGTGGAAACCTGACTATAACGGGCAGCAACAGTGCAAGTTCTCTCGCTTCACGTCCCATCAGATGTGTCTTAGCGGATGAGGTCGACAGGTATGAGGCATCTGCTGGTGCTGAAGGTGATCCTATATCACTTGCTACTAAGAGAACTACTACTTTTTGGAATAAAAAGATATATATGTGTTCTACTCCTACAATCAAAGGATTATCAAGAATAGAAACTGCTTTTGAAGAGTCAGATAAACGCTATTATCACGTTCCTTGCCCTGAATGTAATGAAAAACAGGTTTTAAAGTGGAAGAATGTAGTTTGGGAAGAAAATCAACCTGAAACAGCAGCTTATGCTTGTGATCATTGTGGTTCTGTAATAAATGAATCTAAAAAACAATGGATGTTAAAGCATGGTGAATGGATTGCATCTGCTCCTAAGTCTAATACAGCAGGATTTCATATATCAGAATTATATTCTGTTTGGTCAACATGGGCTGATATGGCTAAAAACTTTCTTGAAGCTAAGAAACAGCCTGAAATGTTAAAAACTTGGATAAATACTGCTTTGGGTGAATCTTGGGAAGAACAAGGAGAAACAGTTGAATATGAAACACTACTTGAACGTAGATTAAATTATGATTACACAAACATTCCTGAAGATGTGTTAGTTTTAACTGCTGGAGTTGATACTCAAAAAGATCGACTTGAGCTTCAGTTAGTAGGTTGGGGTAAGAATTATGAAGCATGGGTTTGTGATTACAAGATATTTTGGGGTGATCCAAACGCTATAAATGTTTGGTCTGATTTAGATGCTTATCTTAAGAAAAGATTTAAAACTGAATCTGAAAGATTAATACCCATATCATGCTGTACTATTGACTCAGGTGGTCATCATACTAATATGGTTTATCAATTTACTAAGCCACGACAAGCTAGAAGAATTTTTGCAGTTAAGGGTTTATCTCAGGCTGGTAAGCCAATTGCTAATAGACCTACATTTGTTGGCAAAAATAAGGCTGTTTTATACGGAATTGGTACAGATTCAGCAAAAGAAGCTATTTTTGCACGTTTAGCTGCTGAAAATGAGCTAACTACCTTGCATTTTTGCTCAGACCTTGATGAAGAGTATTTTAAACAGCTTACAGCAGAAAAAAGAGTCACAAAATTTGTTAGAGGTAGAAAATCTTTGATTTGGAAGCAAATAAGACCAAGGAATGAGGCTTTAGATACATTGGTCTATAATTTTGCTGCTATTTACATTTTAAATCCAAATTTTGATTCTATTGAAGAAAAAATACTAAATCAACAACTAAAACCCCAAGAAAGTAAACAAAATAAGCCACAAAAAGGCATAAATAGAGGTAATTTTGCTACTTCTTGGAAGTAGTTTGACTTTTCCTTGTTAATGTGTTGACTTTTTAACAAAAAACCATAGTGTAATATTAGATATATCTAAAACATTTATGAGGTTTTTGCTTGAGCAACAAATTTGATTCAACAAATTATCCATCCCAAGTTCCTACTGAGCTTCAGTTGGGAGACTTTTGGGCATGGAAAAGAGAAGATTTAGCAAATGACTATCCAGTAGCATCTTATTCACTATCTTATGAATTTAATTTAGTAGATGGAGCTACAGCTTCTAATTTTACATTAACAGCAACAGAGTCAGGCGATACATATATTATCGAAGCTAGTAATACATCTTCTTACACAAAAGGTAATTATAACTGGGTTTCTTACATGACTAGAAGCTCTGATTCTGCAAGAGTCAAGCTGGAAGAAGGTTTTGTAGAAGTTCAAGATAATTATGCAACTACAACTGCTTCAGTTAGAAGTCATGCAAAAATTGTTTTAGATAGCATAGAAGCAGTTATTGAGAACAGGGCAAATATTGATCAATCATCTATGTCTATAGCTGGTAGATCATTATCAAGAATGTCTATAGATGAATTGATGACTTTTAGAGACAGATACAAGGCTGAATATCTAAAAGAAGTTAAAATACAAAGAATTAGAAATAAACGTGGGTCAGGTAATACTATCAAAGTTAATTTTGGTAGAACTACTGGCTCAACTCCTAAGAGCTACACATAATGGCATGGTATAACAGAATATTAGGCAATAACGAACCTAAGAAAAAGAAAAGACAAGCATATAGAAGAAGCTACACTGGTGCTAACACTGGAAGATTGTTTGCAGATTTTGTTACCACATCTACAAGTGCTGATGCTGAGATAAAAGATAACATAAGAATTTTAAGAGATAGAGCAAGAGAATTAGCAAGAAACGATAGCTATATTGCAAGATACTTAAACCTGATGGTATCTAATGTTATCGGTAAGCATGGCATAAGAGTTTCTAGCAAAGGTCGTGACGATAATGGCACACTAGACCTTGCTGGAAACCAGCTCATTGAAAGTGCTTGGAAAGAATGGGGTCAGGTTGGAAATTGTACAACTAATGGAAGATTATCATTTTTAGATTGCCAAAAAATATTTGTTGAATCTCTATGTAGAGATGGTGAAGTATTAATCAGGAAAATAAAAGACAGCAATTCACCTTTTGGTTTTCAATTACAGTTTTTAGAAGCAGATCATTTAGATGAAAATAAAAATGATGTTTATAAAGCTACTGGCAATAGAATAAAAATGGGTGTAGAAGTAGATAAGTATGACAGACCAGTTGCTTATCATTTATACAAAGACCATCCTTACGATAGAGTTTATTTAAGTCAAGCACAACACATTAGAGTTCCTGCTGATGAGATTATCCATGCTTACCTACCTACTAGAGCAGAACAAACTAGAGGTGTTTCTTTGGTTGCTACATCAATGGCTAATGTAAAAATGTTAAATGGTTATTTAGAAGCAGAGATAGTTGCAGCAAGAGTTGGTGCATCTAAAATGGGTTTCTTTACCTCGCCTGATGGTGATGGTTATGTTGGTGATGGTGAATATGAAGATACCTTTAACCCAACAATGAACGCACAGGCTGGTGTATTTGAACAATTACCTGCTGGAATGGATTTTAGAAGTTTTGACCCAACACATCCAACATCTGCTTTTGAATCTTTTACAACCAGTGTATTAAGAAGTATCGCATCAGGTTTAAATATTTCTTATCATTCATTATCAAACGACTTAACTTCAGTTAATTATTCTTCAATAAGACAAGGTGCTTTAGAAGATAGAAGTATGTATCAGATATATCAACAATTTGTAATTGAGCATTTTGTAAACCCAGTATTCCAATCTTGGTTAGAAATGTCTATATCTACTGGATATATCAACTTGCCTATGAGCAAATATGATAAATTCGCTAGATCAATAAATTACATACCTAGAAGTTTTGCTTGGATTGATCCTTTAAAAGAAATGCAAGCAAATGTAATTGGTTTACAAAATGGAACACTTACTTATGCTGATATTAGCAGTTCATACGGAAGAGATACAGAAGAACTTTTTGAACAACATCAAAAAGAAATAGAATTAGCCAAACAATATGATATTGAATTAGCTTATCAACCATTTGGTCAGAAGAATCCTGTAGATGCAAAAATACAGGGTGGAGATGACGAAGATGAGTAAGCCAACTCAAGGAATGAAGGAAGAGGCTAGAAAAGGATTAGACTGGCGTAAAGAATATGGTAGGGGTGGAACTAGAATTGGAGCTGAAAGAGCAAACCAAATCTTAAATAATGAAAATCTTTCTGATGAAACTATTAAAAGGATGTATAGTTTTTTCAGTAGACATGAAGTAGATAAAAAAGCAGAAGGTTTCAGACAGGGTGAAAAAGGCTATCCATCAAACGGAAGAATAGCTTGGGCTTTATGGGGAGGAGATGCTGGATTTAGTTGGTCAAGAAAGCTAGTTAATCAAATGAAAAATGAAGAAGATAGAGCCATGCCTGATGGACTTAAGGTTGGCGATTTTGTAAGTTGGAATAGTTCAGGTGGTAGGGCTAGAGGTAAAATTATTAAAATTGAAAGAGATGGAACAATTAATGTTCCTGATAGTGATTTTGTAATTACAGGAACTTCTGATGATCCTGCTGCATTAATACAAGTTTATAGAAGTGGTGAACCTACAGATACTGAGGTAGGACATAAGTTCAGCACTTTAACAAAAATTAATCCCATTAGGGATTTAAACGATTTCAATTCTAATGAATTGGAAAAACATCCTTTATTAAAAAATGAAGAGGAGAAATCTATGAATAAAGAAGATAGACATATCCTTAATGTGAGTGAAACTGATGATAAAGTTATCGTTGAATTTGCAAAGCATGAGGATGTAGAACATGAAGGTGAAGAAGTAGAAATGACTGAAGAAGTATCTATGATTCATGAAGATGAAGAAAGAAAAGTAATTGATATGCCTATGAAATATAGAACTATTGATTTATCTAAACATTCTTATCTTGATGAAGAAAAAAGGGTAGTTCGCGTAGGAGTTTCTTCTGAAGAACCTGTAGAACGTAGTTTTGGCATGGAAGTGCTAGGACATTCTGCTGACGATATAAACATGGAGTTTATAAATTCAGGCAGAGCACCATTATTGCTTGATCATGATATGACTAAGCAAATTGGTGTAATTGAGAAATTCGAACTAGATGAGGCTGCTAAAAGGTCTTTAGCAGTAGTCAGATTTGGAAAATCTGCTTTAGCTCAAGAAGTGTTTGAAGATGTAAAAGATGGGATACGGATGAACATATCGGTAGGGTATCGCATCGATAAACTGGAAAGAATGAGTAACAAAGATGAGGTTTACTATAAAGCTAAGTGGACTCCTATGGAAGTTTCTTCTGTAAGTGTTCCTGCTGATCAGTCAAGACTTGTCGGAGTTGGTCGTTCTGAAAATAAAACTAATATTAACTTTAAGGAGAATATAATGTCAGAAAATAAAGACATAAACCTAGACGAAGTTAGAACTCAAACTATTGATGAAGCTAAAGCTGAATTTAAAAGAAATTCAAAAGAAATTATAGATTTAGCTGCTAGACACAATAAAAGAGATTTAGCTGACAAAGCAATTAGTGATGGTATTTCAGTTGAAGAATTTAGAGGCGTATTATTAGAAAATATTTCTAACAACACTCCTTTAGAAACTCCTTCAGAAATTGGCATGACTAAAAAAGAAGTAAGACAATTTAGCCTAGTAAAAGCTATTAGAGCTATGGCTAATCCGTCTGATAGAAAAGCACAAGAAGATGCAGCATTTGAATTTGAATGTTCTGCTGAAGCTGCAAGACAGTATGGTAAAGATGCTCAAGGTATCATGTTGCCTGCTGAAGTTCTAAGAACTTGGAAGCAAAGAGATATTAATTCATCTGATGATTCAACTCTAATCGCTGAAGATTACAGAGGTGGAGATTTTATTGATGTATTAAGAAACTCATCAAGTGTTATGCAGGCTGGAGCAACTATGCTTAGAGGATTACAAGGAAATGTTGTAATACCTAAGAAAACTGCTGCTGCATCTGCTGGATGGATAGCAACTGAAGGTGCTGCTGCTGCCGAGAGTGAATTCACTTCAGGCTCAGTAACAATGTCACCTAAAGTAATTGGTGCTTTCACTGATGCTACTAGACTATTACTACAACAATCATCATTAGATGTTGAGAACTTAATCAGAGATGACCTAACACAATCTATAGCTACTGCTATTGATTTAGGTGCTTTAGCTGGTTCAGGTACAAGTGGTCAGCCAACAGGTATTGCTAATACTTCAGGTATTAACACTACAACTTTTGCTGCTGCTAACCCAACATGGGCTGAAATTGTAGCTATGGAAAGTGCTGTTGCTAATGACAATGCTTTAAATGGTTCTTTAGGTTACATCTGTAGACCTGCTGACTTTGGTACTTTGAAAACAACTGAAAAGGCTACTGGCACTGCTCAGTTTGTTGTTTCTCCTGACAATAGCATGAATGGCTATAATGTAATCAGAAGTAATCAAGTAACAAGTGGTGATTTCTACTTTGGTAATTTTGCAGACCTATTAATTGGTATGTATGGTGGACTAGATATTACTGTTGATCCTTATGCTTTATCAACTTCAGGTGGAGTAAGAATTGTTGCTCTACAAACTGTTGATGTTGCTGTAAGACACGCAGTATCTTTCTGTAAATCATCCGACTAATTAGCTGATGCTTAAATGGAATGGGGGTAGTAATACCCCCAACTTAAATATGAAAAAATATAAAATCTTAACAGATACAATGGCTGGCGGTTCTAAAGTACATGCTGGTGATATAGTTGAACTACCTGAGCATGAAGGTCATGCTTTATGTGGTTATGGCAAAGCTGAAGTTCATACAGCTAAACCTAAAGCTGAAAAACAAGATAGAAGCGTAGGTTTAGAAACTTCAAAAGTAAAAGCTCCTAAAACTAGAGCTAAAAAATAAATCATGCCTTTAGAGAGTGCATTAGATTTTAACGCCTATGTTGATACAACAACAGGTCATGGTGTTACTGCTACTTTCTTTGACGTTACCGCTTTATGGGATACCTTACCATTAATAGATACCCTTGCTGATATTGATTCAGGATTATCTATAAGTGTAGATACTATTATTGACCAAGAATATTTTAATATAGAAGGTGGAACTGTTCCTGTTGCTGGTTATCAACCAAGAGCAATTTTAAAATTTTCAAATGATTTCAGCATATCTCAAAACAATAAATTGATTGTTGATGCAATAACAACCGACCAAGGTAGTGTTTTAAAGCCTGAAACAACCTTTTTAATAAAAACAGTAGAGCCTGATAATACGGGTTTGATTTCAGTAGTATTAGAGGAGCAATAATGTCTCAATTTAGATTAGAAACTGAATTAGATATGGCTGGATATTTAGATATTAATTTTGGTCATGGTGTTTCTGCTGTTTATACAAACAATGGTACTTCTACAACAATTAATGTGATTCTAAATAATGAATATGTAGAACAAGAAGAAGGTATTGGTGTAGAAGCATTAAAACCAATAGCCTATTGCAGAACCATAGATGTACCAAATATTGCATTTGGAAATAGATTAGATATATCTGCAATAAAAGATACAAATGGTAATATACTCAAAGCAGCACAAAGTTATACTGTTGTTAATATACAAGCAGATAGAACAGGTTTTAGTGCATTAATGTTAGAGGAAATATAATGGCAAATCACATAAGACAACAAATAAGAGAAAAGTTTGGAACTACCTTAACTGGTTTAACTACAACTGGTTCAAGAGTTTATGAGTCTAGGGTTTATCCATTAGAAACAGTACCAGCATTAGTTATCTATACTAAGTCAGAAACATCTGAACCAATAGTTATAGGTACTGATAGAGTTATGAGTAGAGAATTGTCAGTGGTAGTAGAAGGATATGCAAAAGCTACTAGTGACTTTGATGATACTATTGATACAATATCAAAAGAAGTTGAAGAAGCAATAGCAGCAGATAGAACTTTAGATGGATTAGCTAAAGATTGCTATTTAGAATCAACAGAAATAGAGTTTAACGGAGAGGGAGAAAAACCACTGGGTTATGTATCTCTCACATTTTTAACTAACTATTATGTCAAGGAAACTAATCCTGACGTAGCAGTTTAACAGGAGACAAATTATGAAAATGATTAGTCCAAATGGTAAGGTTTCTATAAAAGCTCACCCTTCTAAGGTTGAGTCTTTATTGAATATGGGTTGGAAAGAGGAAGCAGTCCATTCGCAAGATAAAATTAAATCTTCTTCTAAGAAAAAGTCGAAAGACGAGGTAGAAAATGGCAACACATAAAGGAAGTGAAGGAACTGTAAAAGTCGGTTCTAATGCTGTAGCTGAAATTAGATCATACTCACTTGAGGAAACTGCTGATACTTTAGAAGATACTTCAATGGGTGATTCTGCTAGAACTTATAAATCATCATTGACTTCTTTCTCAGGAAGTATAGATGTATTTTGGGATGAGACTGATACTAGTGGTCAGGGTGCTTTAACCATTGGTTCAGAAGTAACTCTTAATGTATATCCTGAAGGAGACGCATCAGGTGATACTTATTATGCTGGTTCAGCTATTGTTACTGGTGTAACAAGAAGTGGATCATTTGATGGTCTAGTTGAAGCTAGTGTTTCAGTTCAAGGAACTGGTGCATTAACACAAACTACAGTATAAGAAAATGTCAGTTATAGATAACGCAAAGAAGCATTTTGATAGCCTAGAAACTAGAATTATAGAAGTCCCTGAATGGGGTGAGGATGAAGATAGTCCTTTAAAGATTTATTGCAAACCAATAACTCTTTCAGAGACTTCTAAATTTATGAAACTAGCTCAAGATGATGACGTACAGCTTTTAGCTTATGTTTTAATTTATAAAGCATTAGATGAAGCTGGAGAAAAGTTATTTACTATCGCTGATAAGAAAACCTTATTGGAGAGGGTTGATAGAGATGTATTAATAAGAGTTTCTAGTGAAATGATGAATAATGTTTCGCAGGAAGAAGTTAAAAAAAAGTAATTGAAGATAAGCAGCTATACATAAAATATGCACTAGCTGAAAAACTAAACAAAACTTTAGCTGAAATTGAAGAAATGACAGTTGAGGAGTTTCAAGGATGGTTAGCTTATCTTGAAATAAAGGAAGAAAAGAATGGCAGCTCTAACTAAGTCAGATATTCATTTTAATTTTATTGGAAATGATAAATCTGCTAAAGCGGTTAATAGTTTTAAGAAAAACATTAATAGTACGAATCAGGCTTTAGCAAGTCTGAGAAATACTATTGTTGCTGCTTTTAGTGTTAGAGAAATAGTTAATGCTGCTAACGTCATGATAGGCGTTGAAAATAGAATGAATGCCTTAACTGGTAGTGCTGAAAAAACTGCAATAGCTATGGATCACATGAGAAGAATTGCATCTGATTCAAGATCAGATTTTGATGCAGTTGCTATGTTATATACTAGACTTGCACTAGCCACAGATCATTTAGGTGCAACGCAAAAAGATGTTGCTGATGCTACGCAAACAGTGGCAAATACCTTTATTATTGCTGGTTCTCATGCTCAAGAGGCAAATAACTCTGCTAGACAGTTAGCACAGGGTTTAGCCTCAGGTGCTTTAAGAGGTGATGAGCTTAGGTCAGTAATGGAAAACAACACAATTCTTACCAAGATGTTAGCCGAAGGTTTGGGTAAAACTATTGGTGAGCTTAGAGAGTTTGGTCATGCTGGAAAATTAACAGCCGAAGTTGTAATGCCAATTCTTATTGCTGGCATGAAAGAAACTAATGAGCAAATTAAAGAGATGCCCATGACACTAGGTCAGGCTGGTGTAGCTTTAAGAAATAACTTTCAATTTATTGTTGGTGATGTGCAAAAAGCCACTAATGGTTTTTCAACTTTTGCTTCTGTAGTAAATAAATTTGCAGAAAACTTGGACTTTATATTAATTCCAGTTTTGGCTGGTACGCTTTTAGCTGTAAATAAATTGAGATTAGGTTTTGTTGCACTAAATGCAACAATGAGAGCAAATCCAGTTATTGCTTTAATAAGCGGTTTTGCTGCTGTACTCTCTGCTGCTTATATATTTAGAAATGAAATAGGCACAGTTTTTCAAGAAGTCTTTAAAAGAATGCTGCCAAATATGATTGACAGATTCAAAATTAAATTTAAAGAACTGCAAAAAATGATTAGTTTCAAAGAAAAAGACAAAGAGCTTGATGCAGAAATAGCTGCTTTAGGTAAAAAAATAGAAAAGAGAACTAATGCAGTTTTTAAAAAAATAAAAATACCTTCTTTTATGGATTTATTACTTGGCAGAGATCCTAATGCAAAAGGCGATGAAGGTGGAACAGGGTTTACACCATTAACAGCACTAGAACAATTCTTAATGGATGCTGAAAGAGGTTATAAAGATTTCTTTACTAATATCAAAACCATGCAAGAAGAAATGCAGGGTGTGTTTAAAAAGTCATACGATGGATTAACTCAGTTGACTATGGATTTCTTAGAAAAAGGAAAAGCATCATTTAAAGATTATGCTACATCTATAGTAAGAGAGTTAATTAGAATAGCAGTACAAAAATTAGTAATAGATAAAATGTTTGCATCATTTGGTAGTTTTTTTAAACCCAAAATAGATACATCAGGTTTAAGCATACCTACAACAATACCATCAAACGAAGGCGGTGGTTTTACAGGTATGGGTGCAAGAGCAGGCGGTATAGATGGTAGAGGTGGATTCCCTGCAATACTACATCCTAATGAAACTGTTATCGACCATACTAAAGGTCAAGGTATGGGAGCTACAGTCAACTTTAATATTTCAACAGTAGATGCTGCTGGATTTGATCAATTACTAGCATCAAGAAAAGGATTGATAACATCAATCATAAACAATGCCATGAATAATCAAGGCAAAATGGGAGTCGTATAATGTCAGGACAATTTCCAACATCTCCCAATTTTAGAAGTTTAAATTTTAAAGATAATAGACCTACTTTATTGAATCAAACCTTATCAGGTAAAAGACAAGTCAGACAAATAGGTAGCCAATATTTTTCTTTTACAGTGCAAATGCCACCTTTACAACAAGAAAAGGCTCAAGAAGTATTTGCATTTTTACAAAAACAAAAAGGTTCTTTTGGGGACTTTACTATACAAGCACCATTAGATAATTTAGGTGCAAGCAAAGATGAGACAGATATTTTAACCACAAATACATTTGCAGTAGGAAATACCCAAATTGCTGCTGATGGATTTTCACAAACAACAGGAGCTTTAAAGGCTGGAGATTTGATTAAATTTGCAAATCATTCTAAAGTTTATATGATTGCAGAAGATGCTAACGCATCAGGCGGTGCTGCAACAGTAACTATATCACCACCACTTGTAGCATCTCTAGCAAACAACGAATCAATTACTGTTAATAAACCTAGCTTTACTGTTTATCTTGAGTCTAATGAAATTATGTATTCAACAGATGCTAG